AGAGCAATCAGGTAACAACGATTTTAAGCAAAATGAATATTCAGAAAATAAAAAGACTAATAGAGAATGGAACCACATTACTGTTGTCTATTGAAGATTGTGTCGGATCCAACCATGATCTAGCTTTAGACCTGCATAAGAGAAATAGTGAGGAGATTCCAGAAGATATTGTGATCAACAACAATGCTAAAAATTATGAAACTATGAGAGAGTTGATAGCAAAGATAACTGCTGATGGGGAAGGATTAAACACCGGTATTGCTACAGTTGATATTAAAAAACTAAATGAGCTAGTTTCTTTGTTCGAACAAAAATACCTTGAAACAGAGTTAGCAAGGCACGACATCTTTGGTGAGCTGGTGTCAAGGCATCTGAGAATCAAGCCCAAATACAGGACTGAAGTGGAAATTGAAACAGCTTTGCGTGAGTATTTGGAAGAACTGAACAAGAAGCAGTGTTCAAACAAACTTTCTGATGCGGACTTTGAAAGAGTGAGTAAAGAGTACGTAGCCACCAATGCTACACCAGACAATTATGTGGTCTATAAGGAATCCCGAGGAAGTGAACTTTGTCTCATGATCTACGATTGGAAGATATCAGTTGATGCCAAAACAGAAACCAAAACAATGGAGAAATATTACAAAAATGTCTGGAAGTCTTTTAAAGACATTCAAGTTGATGGAAAGCCTTTCTTAGAAAACCACCCTGTATTTATCTCCATTGTTATCCTAAAACCAATCGGAGGCATGCCCATAACTGTAACCAGTAGCAGAGTTCTTCAGAAGTTTGAGGACTCACCATCTGCATTGCATGGTGAAAGAGTGAGGCATGCAAGAAATGCTAGGTTGCTGAGTATAGATTATGTTGGACAAATATCTGGAACAACACCAACAGTTGTTCGGAATTACTATGCAAACACGCAAAAGCTGAAGTCAGAAGTCAGAGGGATCTTGGGTGATGACTTTGGATCCAAAGATGTGTTCTTCAGCCATTGGACAAACAAATACAGAGAAAGAGATCCTACAGAAATAGCCTATTCTGAAGATTTAGAGAAAATCATAGACTCTCTGGCTACAGATGAGATTTCCAAAGAGGAAGTGATACATTTCTTGTTTGGTAATTTTTGTTTCCATGTGGAAACAATGAATGATCAACACATAGCAGACAAATTCAAAGGATATCAAAATGCTTGCATCAACTTGAAAATACAGCCCAAGATAGATCTGCCTGAGTTAAAAGACCACTTAATAAAATCAAAGGAAGTGTGGGATTCTCTGTATTTAAAGCACTTAGACAAAATTCTGTCTAGGGTTAAAACCAAGAAAGAAAAAGAAAAAGAAATCCCCGACATAACAACTGCTTTCAACTTAAATGCTATAGAATATGAGGAAAAATACCCAGGTTGTTTTACCAATGATCTGTCTGAGACTAAGACAAATTTCTCCATGACCTGGTCACCTAATTTTGAGAAAATGGAAGTCAATGCAGACATTGATTACAATAATGCTATTATAAAGAAGTTTAGAGATCATCTCAACAATCCTTCAAAAGTGTTTTACAACTGTCCTTATAGTTCCATCACAAACCAAACCAATAAAGCAAGAGATGTAACAAACTTAGCTAGACTATGTCTGACTGAGCTAAGTTGTGATACAACAAAAATGAGCAAACAAGAACTAGAAGATGAGATTGATATAAACACTGGCGGGATCAAAGTTGAAAGAACAAAAAAATCCCAAGAATGGGTCAAGGTAGGCAAGTGCTTAACTCGAAACAAAAATGAATTTTGCATGAGAGAAGCTAGCAGAGAAGAAAAGAGTATCTATTTTAAAGGTCTATCTGTCATGAACGTAGGAATGGGTGCCAAGAAGAAAGTGCTAAAGAGACAAGAGATGAAAGAAAAGATTTCTCAAGGGATAGAGTATGATACATCGGAAAAGAGAACAGATGAGAATGACGATTATTCTACAGTAGATGTATCTTCTCTTACTCATATGAAAAAATTGATAAGACATGATAACGAGGAGAGCTTGAGTTGGTGTGACAAAATAAAAGAATCTTTGTATGTTCTCCACAATGGTGATATAAGAGTAGATGGCAAAATAGCTGCTGTTTACAACAACTATGCTGGAAATCCAGAATGCTTATACACTCAAGATTCTGTGCTAAAAGAAGAGATGGATACATGCAAAAAGATTAACAAATTGTGCAATGACTTGGCTATTTATCATTATTCAGAAGACATGATGCAGTTTGCGAAAGGTCTAATGGTGGCAGACAGATATATGACTAAAGAAAGCTTTAAAATTCTCACAACTTCCAACACAAGCATGATTTTACTAGCGTTTAAAGGTGACGGGATGAATACAGGAGGCTCAGGAGTGCCATACATAGCTTTACACATAGTAGATGAAGACATGGCTGAACAATTTAATATCTGTTACACAAAAGAAATATATAGCTATTTCAGAAGTGGCAGCCATTATGTTTACATAATGAGACCCCAGAGACTGAATCAAGTTAGATTACTAAGTCTTTTCAAGTCCCCGAGCAAGGTTCCAGTATGTTTTTCTCAATTTGTAAAAAAAGCTAGCGAACTGGAAAAGTGGATAAGAAACAAAGATATAGACAACATAAGTACATTTTCCATGACTATGACTGCCAAAAATATATTGGAAAACATTGTGTTTTCTTCCGTACTAATAGGAACTGTGACAAAAATCAGCAGAATGGGAATCTTCGACTTCATGAGGTATGCCGGGTTCCTTCCCTTGTCAGATTACTCCAATATAAAAGAGTACATTCGAGATAAGTTTGACCCTGACATTACAAATGTAGCTGACACATATTTTGTTCATGGCATAAAAAAGCTTTTGTTCAGAATGGAAGATCTTAATTTAAGCACAAACGCAAAACCGGTTGTTGTTGATCATGAGAATGATATCATTGGTGGAATCACAAATTTAAACATAAAATGTCCTATAACAGGATCCACTTTACTCACTTTAGAGGATCTATATAATAATGTTTATTTGGCTATTTACATGATGCCAAAATCACTCCACAACCATGTCCACAACTTAACAAGTTTGTTAAATGTTCCTGCCGAATGGGAGTTGAAATTCCGGAAAGAATTAGGATTCAATTTGCACGAAGACATCTATCCCAAAAAAGAAATGTTTGATGATAGAGGTTTGTTTTCCATCAATGGAGCTTTAAATGTTAAAGCATTATCTGACTATTACCTGGAGAACATAGACAATGTTGGCTTGATGAGATCTGAAATTGAAAATAAAGAAGAATTTCTAAGTCCTTGCTACAAAATATCCACCTTAAAGTCTTCTAAAAAGTGCTCACAATCAAATATAATTAGCAATGCAGACATAATCGAGTGCCTACAAAATGCAAAAATCAGTGAAATCGGGAACTGGAAAGGGAACACTATGGCAATAATGAAAGGAGTCATAAGAACTTACAATGAAGAAAGAAACAGGCTAGTAGATTTTCTTGAAGATAACTGTGACAGTCCTCTTCAACTTTTAAATAAGATAAAAGAAGTGGTTAACTCAGGATCAGTTACTATAGGGAAATCTATGACTTCCAAATTTATTAGAAATAACCACCCTTTAACTGTAGAGACATATCTTAAAACTAAACTATACTACAGAGACAATATAACAGTGCTGAAGTCCAAAAAAGTATCAGAAGAACTTTATGACCTAGTGAAGCAGTTTCATAACATGATGGAATTAGATATGGACTCTATCATGAACTTAGGGAAGGGTTTGGAAGGAAAGAAACATACATTTCTCCAGATGCTAGAGTTTGTCATGTCCAAAGCTAAAAATGTGGAAGGTTCTGTTGATTTCCTAGTATCAGTGTTTGAAAAGATGCAAAGGACGAAGATGGACAGAGAAATTTATTTAATGAGCATGAAAGTCAAGATGATGCTTTACTTTATAGAGCACACTTTCAAGCATGTTGCTCAGAATGACCCATCTGAAGCTATCTCTATAAGTGGAGACAACAAAATAAGAGCTTTGTCCACTTTGTCATTGGACACAATCACTTCTTACAATGACATTTTAAATAAGAACAAGTCTAAATCAAGGCTTGCATTCTTATCTGCTGACCAATCGAAATGGTCTGCTTCAGATTTAACATATAAATATGTATTAGCTATAATTCTAAACCCTGTGCTGACATCCGGGGAAGCATGCTTAATGATCGAGTGTATGTTAATGTATGTCAAACTGAAGAAAGTTTGTATTCCCACAGATATTTTCTTAAATCTCAAAAAGGCTCAAGAGACTTATGGACAAAATGAAACTGCCATAGGATTGCTGACAAAAGGATTAACAACTAATACATATCCAGTCAGCATGAACTGGCTTCAAGGAAACCTGAACTACCTGTCATCTGTATATCATTCATGTGCAATGAAGGCATATCATAAGACTCTTGAATGCTATAAAAACTGTGATTTCCAAACCAGATGGATAGTACATTCAGATGATAATGCTACATCTCTTATAGCCAATGGCAAAGTTGATGACATGCTAACAGACTTCTCAAGCTCATCTCTGCCAGAAATGTTATTCAGAAGCATTGAAGCTCATTTTAAAAGTTTCTGTATAACTTTAAATCCGAAAAAAAGCTATGCATCATCATCAGAAGTAGAATTTATATCAGAAAGAATAGTTAATGGGGCTATAATACCATTATATTGCAGACATCTGGCAAACTGTTGCACAGAGTCTTCACATATAAGCTACTTTGATGACTTAATGTCTCTAAGCATTCACATAACTATGCTTTTGAGGAAAGGATGCCCCAATGAAGTTATACCTTTTGCCTATGGAGCCATCCAAGTGCAAGCATTGAGTTTGTACTCAATGCTTCCAGGAGAGGTAAATGATAGCATTCGAATATTTAAAAAGCTAGGTGTGAGCTTGAGTTCAAATGAAATCCCTACAAGCATGGGGGGGTGGTTGACATCTCCTATAGAGCCATTGTCAATCTTGGGACCATCCTCTAATGACCAAATTATCTATTATAACGTGATCAGAGATTTCTTAAATAAGAAAAGCCTTGAAGAGGTTAAAGATTGTGTTTCATCTTTCGGTTACCTCCAAATGCGATTCAATGAGCTAGAAGAGAAGCACAAGAAAGGAACATTGGAAGAAAAAGATAATAAAATGATTTTCTTGATAAATCTCTTTGAGAAAGCATCTGTGTCAGAGGACTCCGATGTGCTGACTATAGGAATGAAATTCCAAACCATGTTGACTCAAATAATAAAGTTGCCGCAATTCATAAACGAAAATGCTTTAAATAAAATGTCCAGTTATAAGGATTTTGCCAAGCTATATCCCAGTTTAAAGAAAAATGAAGATCTATACAGAAGCACAAAAAATGTGAGATTAGATGAAGAAATGATAATAGATGAAGATAGGTTATATGATGCAATCTCTTCAAGCATAGAGATGGAAGCTGTCCACACTATTATGATAGAAAATCCTGAGACTATTTTAATAGCACCTCTAAATGACAGAGACTTTTTGTTGAGTCAACTTTTTATGTACACCAGCCCTTCTAAAAGAAATCAACTGTCCAGCCAATCAACAGAGAAACTAGCTCTTGACAGAGTTTTACGATCCAAGGCTAGGACGTTCGTGGACACTGATTCGAATGTTAAAATGACTTATGATGAAAATATGGAAAAAAAGATCAAAGAAATGATGAAGTTTGAGCCAGGTTCATACTGCTCCTTTAAGACATGCATAAACCTTGTTGTAAAGGATGTGAACTTCAGCATGCTAGTTCCTATATTAGATTCTGCTTACCCTTGTGAATCAAGGAAAAGGGATAATTATAATTTCAGATGGTTTCAAACAGAAAAGTGGATTCCTGTAGTTGAAGGATCTCCAGGTTTAGTTGTTATGCATGCTGTGTATGGTTCAAACTATATCGAAAAACTAGGTTTAAAGAACATCCCGTTAACTGATGACAGCATAAATGTCTTAACAAGTACATTTGGGACAAATTTACTAATGGATGATGTAAAATCTTTTGTAGCAGGCAATGGAAGTTTCGAAACAGAAAATTTTAGCAACTCTAGCAACTGCCAAAGACTGGTGAAAGCATGTAATTACATGATCACAGCTCAAAACAGATTATTAGCAATCAATACATGCTTTTCCAGAAAAAGTTTCCCTTTTTATTCTAAATTCAACTTAGGAAGAGGCTTTGTATCAAACACCTTAGCATTGCTCTCTACAATTTATAGTAAAGAAGAATCATATCATTTTGTTTCTACTGCTAGCTACAAATTAGATAAAACTATAAGGACAGTTATCAGTGCACAACAAGATTTGAATTTGGAAAAAATATTGGACACAGCAGTATACATATCTGATAAATTACAATCTTTATTTCCCACAATAACTTGGAAAGACGTGAAATTGATTTTAGAGAATGTTTGCTTAGATAGTAGACCAATATGGCAAAGCTTGGAAGAGAAAATGAGGAAAATCAACAACTCAACTAAGAGTGGCTACACAGTATCTAATGTGATTTTGTCTCACAATAGTGAGCTTAATACAATCCAGAAGCAAATTGTCTGGTTATGGAACATGGGGCTTTGTTCTGATAGAACATTAGACTTTGTGATACGGTATATTCGGAGGAGTGATGTACGATATGTGAAAACCGAGGAACAGGACGAACTAGGGAACTACATCTCAGGCACCATGTACAAAATCGGGATAATGACGAGAAGCTGTTATGTCCAGTTGATAGCCTCAGATCAAGATGTTGCTGTGTCATTGAAAACACCATTTGAGATATTAAACGAAAGAGATTTTCTTTTTGACACATATAGAGAAAGCATTGAAAAGTTGTTACAAAAATTCATGTTTGATAAAACAAACATAATAAAATCCAAACAAACACACATAACTTTCCTTGAACCAGGCGATGCTTGTATCAGAATGACATCAGACAACAAAATGATAGTAAAAGTTAATGCTTCTCCTAGGCAGATCAGAATGGAGAATGTAAAGTTGGTAGTAAAAATCAAGTATGAGAATGTAAATTCCGATGTTTGGGAAATCATAGAAAGCCAGAAATCGTTGGTTCTGCGATATCCTGAAACAGGAGAATGCTTTTCAGACATGTACAAGACTGTAGATTCAGAGGCTGAAGCAATTAAGACTATTAAGAGCAAGTTGATGACATCTTTAACATTTATTGAAGCATTTGGGAATTTTTCAAAGCAGATAAATGAGATTGTAGATGAGACAGTTAGAGAAACAATGCATGACTTTCTAATGAACATTAGAGACACCTGTTTAGAAGGTTTAGAGAATTGCAAAAGCATTGAAGAATATGATGAATTTCTAGATGACAATGGGTTTAATGATACTGTAGAATTATTCGAAGATCTTTTGAGAACCCAAGATAGTTTTGAGAACGAATACAGTCCTTTATTTTCTGAGATTGTAGATCGAGCAAAGCAGTACACTAGAGATTTAAATGGTTTTAAGGAGATACTTTTAATGCTTAAATATTCTTTAATCAATGATGCCTCTGGATTCAAAAGCTACAGAGCTACAGGATCACATGCTACGGATCTAATGATGAAAAAGCACATAGAGATAGGCGAATTTAATCTCCTAGGCATGATACAACTAATTAAAGCTTGCGAAACATGTCACAACAACGATTCTATATTAAACCTTGCTAGTTTAAGAAACGTATTAAGCAAAACTTATGCAACTTTTGGGAGAAGGTTAGTGTTAAACCATGACTTAGATTTACAGAATGATTTGATGGAAAAAAGTTACGATTTTAAGACATTGGTACTACCAGAAATACAACTCTCAGACTTTTCTAAAGAGATATTGAAAGGAAACGGGTTTGTTGTTTCTGGTGAGAACCTGAAAATAGACAAGTCTGCAGATGAGTTTGAGGGTTTGGCCAGCTTCAATGCTTTAAGATTAGATGAAGAAGAGATGTATGAAGGTCTGATAAAGGAGATGAAAATAAAAAGGAAAAAGAAAGGGTTTTTGTTCCCTGCCAATACATTACTTTTGAGCGAGTTGATAAAATTCTTGATCGGAGGTATTAAAGGGACAAGCTTTGACATTGAAACACTTCTTAGAAATTGCTTCAGACCAAACATATATTCAAGAGATAGGTTGAGCCGGTTAAGTTCTAGTGTTCCAGCACTTAGAGTTTACTCAACAGTTTTTATGGAATACAAGGACGTCAACTGCCCTTTGAGTGAGATTGCTGACAGCTTGGAAGGGTTCCTAAAACTGACAAAAAGCAAATCAAGAGAACAGTTCTTAGATGGAAGAGTCAAGAAAGCATTAATCCAGCTGAGAGACGAGCAATCTAGAGAGAAAAAATTGGAAGTGTACAAAGACATAGCTGAATTCTTGTCAAGGCATCCCTTGTGTTTGTCAGAAAAGACACTATATGGCAGATATACATATCAAGATATAAATGACTACATAATGCAGACCAGAGAAATTATTTTGACCAAGATAAATGAGCTAGATGAGTCTATGGAAGATGATGATGATAACTTTTTATTGAGTTACCTGAAAGGAGAGGAAGAGGCATTAGACGAGGATGAAGTAGATTATTCTGATTGAGAAATTAATACATAAATAAATGCAACAAGTAGATAGGTTCTAACATAAGCAAAATTAAATTAGAATTCTGATATATAAAAACATGGTTTGGTGAGTCTTGTCAATGATAGTTGAGCAGGTAGGTAAACCCGGTATAAATAGCTATAGCAAATTCTTATTACATGTATATGAAATTTCTGATTATGGGGAGATTATGTCTTTGTAGTTGTACCTGATTGCTCT